TATAGCTCCAGCTTTCGGCTTAAACTTATCTAATGCCGATAGAATATGTCGCTTGCCTGTTTTGGCTTGCAGCAAAATACTGTTTTGTACCTGGCGACAAAATGCCGCCGGATATCGCCAAGCTTTGAACGAATAGCAAAATTCCAAGCAATCGCCAGCACCAACACAAAAGCCCTTCCCTGGTAAGCTGCTAAATGCCAGGAATGGAAGCTTCCCGTTACCGTCTCTTGCCATGATTGAAAATCTAGGCTTACCATCTAGCAGGAATTCCCGAAGCTTGGTTAGATCGCGCACCCAATGCGCTCCGGTTTCTGTGGTCAATATGTCATCTATGACGCTACATGCTGCCGCTTTGTCTTTTGTGGCTATAGCGTTTGCGATGCGAGTACAGTTTGCACGATTCATGGTTTATCCCTTTAGCTATCTAGCCATTCTTGGTAAGTTTTAAGCGGTTCCCCAGTAGTGGAATCGTTGCCCTTGCCGTCATCAGCGCAGGTTACATAAATCTCATACTCTTCATAATTAGTGCCACGAGCCTTAGTCTGCCAAAATTCGTTATATTCTAATTCCATTGTGTTTCCCCTTTAGTGTGATTGCTGTGCTGTCATGTAAAACAATTCATGAATGCCGCTCCTTAAAACGGCATTGAGTATTGCTCTATTAGATTGTGTTGTGGCCTATTTTTAATGCCGCAACGACAGGGTTGCTTGCCGTTCGAGAAATACCCGAATCGTCACAGTGCCATTCGCCATCCTCTAGCGTGTATACTGTGAACATATGGCCGTCTATCTCTACAGCGCATATGGAAAATGTCCCAGCATCGGCTTCTAGCGCGGTTGACGTATATGTTCCCGTAAATCCATTAGATGCGCGGAATGTATTACCTCGAATTGTTACCTTGTGTTCTTCACCGCTCCAATTTTCAGCATTATATTTTATTGTTTGCATAATATTTTATTCCTTGTGTTGTGTTGTGTTGTGAGCTAATACAATGCAGAGACTATGCCAAGTTTTAAGATGCTAGGGTTTATGCGGGCTGTAGCCAATATACTGGGTATTTATACAGTGCCTGGAGTGTTACCTTGTTACCGTAAAGTGTTACTGTGTTACCGTAGAAGTGTTACCGGTAACAGATTGGTACTGGTTATTTATACAGTGCTTGAGAGGGGATAGAGGTAGCCAGTGAGACATTCCTATTCGCCTATATAGTGGATATGCCGACAGATAAATACCGAGCGTTCGTTCGATGAAGCGGGGCTTGTTTGAGGGACGGGGGAGGCGGGCGCGTCTGACAATTATGTATAGTTGCCCCCCAAATTTGCAGCAGGTGAAATTAAAAAAAGTCGCAATAAAACATTGCTCTGTACCCTCCAGAACATAAGCTATTAGCGCAAATAACAATTTAATGGTTTAATACGCCAAATATTAGCTAAAAAGAGTTAGAATCTTGTGCCTGAAGACAACATTAATAACCCACCAGTAAAGAGAAAGCGTGGCAGACCTCGCAAGTCAGAGATAGCTGTTCCTAAGAATAGGAAGATTGGTAGACCCAAGGGTGACCATTCGGCTATGGCTGAGATGAAGCAGCGTTTCCTGGCGAGAAGAGATACCAATGCTGTCTTGGAGTCTATCTTTCGGGCAGCTCAAGATGACGATCACAAGAATCAATCTGCTGCATGGAAATTGATTGTAGATCGCATATTACCGATTAGTTCGTTTGATAAAGATAAGCTTGGCGGTAAGCCTACGGTAAACATTACAATATCTGGCGTAACAGATACCACTATAGAACCAGATGCCATAGAGGGTGAGTTCAATGCAGATTGAAGACATGTTAATTTTGCATGAAGGAATGAAAAGAAAACCGTATAAGGATACCCAAGGGCACTTAACCATTGGTGTAGGCAGAAACCTAGATTCTATGGGGCTTTCAGACGATGAGGTTTATTACCTGCTTAGAAATGATATTAGAAGATGCGAGAATGAACTAACTGATACGTTTGATTGGTTTGCTGGATTAAATAAAATACGCAAAGAAGCCATGATCAATATATGTTTTAATGTCGGTATAACCTCTCTCAGGAGGTTTAGCAGAGCTTTGGCGGCTATGGAGGTAGGCAACTATTCCCTAGCGTCAACAGAGTTCCTAGACTCGCTCTGGGCATCTCAGGTGGGTAGAAGGGCAATTACGTTAACTAATATGATACGAACTGGAGAATACGATGCCTAATGTACGCGGAAAAAAATATCCCTACACAGCAGCAGGAATGAAAGCTGCCAAGAAAGCCAAGGCTGCGCCTAAGAAGAAAGCTACTTCTGGAAGGAAGCGATAGCATGGCTACTGGTCTGTATAAGAACATAGCCAATAAAAAACGTAGGATAGCCAGAGGTAGTGGCGAAACCATGCGTAAGGTCGGCAGTAAAGGCGCGCCTACAGCCAAAGCTTTTAGACAAGCTAAGAAGACCGCTAAGAAAAAATGAACTTAGATATAAATCTCCTTGATTGGCAGAAGGAAGTTTGGAACGATCTTACGCGCTTCAAAGTGGTTGCTGCTGGCCGTAGGACGGGCAAGTCCCGCCTTGCGGCTTATCTTTTAATAGTCAACGCGCTCAAGTCTAATTCTGGGCAAGTCTTCTATGTGGCTCCTACTCAAGGCCAGGCTAGAGATATCATGTGGAATCTCTTGCTAGACATAGGCCAGCCTGTAATTGAAAACTCACATGTTAATAATATGCAGGTGCGTTTGGTTAACGGGGCTACTATTAGCTTGAAAGGAGCAGATCGACCTGAAACAATGCGCGGCGTAAGTCTCAAGTTTCTTGTCTTGGATGAATACGCAGACATGAAGCCCGATGTATGGGAGTTAATACTAAGACCTGCGTTGACAGACTTGAAAGGCGATGCCTTATTTATCGGGACACCAATGGGTAGAAATCATTTCTATGAACTCTACAAGCAAGCCAGTTTAGGCGAAGACCCCACTTATAAAGCATGGCATTACACAAGTTACGATAATAACTTGCTCGATAAAAATGAAATAGACGCAGCTAAGAAATCCATGTCTTCGTTTGCGTTCAGGCAAGAGTTTATGGCTTCCTTTGAAGCGCGTGGCTCTGAAATGTTTAAAGAAGAATGGATTAGCTTTGATGAGAAAGAGCCAGATACGGGCGATTACTACGTTGCCATTGACCTCGCGGGTTTTGAAGAGGTGGGCAAATCTAAGTCTAAAAACAAAAAACTTGACAATACAGCAATTGCTATAGTAAAAGTAGGCGAATATGGGTGGTGGGTTAAGGATATCGTCTGCGGTAGGTGGGAATTAAACGCTACTGCTGAGAAAATATTCCAGATAGTAAGAGACTACGAACCCATCTCTGTAGGTATAGAAAAAGGCATAGCTCGGCAAGCCGTTATGTCTCCTCTCACTGATCTTATGAAGAAGTATCAGAATTTTTTTCGTGTTGAAGAATTGACTCACGGCAATAAAAAGAAAACTGATCGGGTAATGTGGGCGTTACAGGGTAGATTTGAAAATGGAATCTGTAGCCTAAACAAAGGCGAATGGAATATTCAATTTATGGATGAAATATTTCAATTCCCCGATCCATTAACTCACGATGACATGGTAGATGCTTTAGCCTATATAGATCAACTGGCTAAAGTTTCTTATACATACGATTTTGAATTAGATGATTTTGAAGTCTTAGACTCAGTAGCAGGATATTAATATGCTGGAATCAAACGAAGATCAGTTTGGCATCGAAGAAACTCTTGAGTCCTGGGTGATTTCTAAGTGTGAAGATTGGCGTGATCACTACGACACAAACTACGAAAAGAAGTTTGATGAATACTATAGATTATGGCGAGGCATCTATTCTTCAGAAGACCGTAATCGTAGCTCAGAGCGTTCTGAGATCATATCCCCAGCATTACAACAAGCTGTAGAGTCTTCGGTAGCAGAGATTGAAGAAGCCACGTTTGGTCGCGGCAGATTCTTTGACATGAAGGATGACCTGGTAGATGCTGACAAACAAGACGTAGCTTACCTTCGCGAAAAGCTATTAGAAGATTTTAAAGCAAACAAAATCAGAAAGGGTGTCGCAGAGTGTTTAATTAACGCCGCAGTCTTTGGCACAGGTATAGCAGAAATTGTTTTAGAAGAAGTAAAAGAGATGCGTCCTGCTAGCGAGCCTATTATGGACGGGCAGTTACAAGCGGTAGGTGTCAACATTTCAGACCGCACTGTATGTAAATTGCGTCCCGTCCTTCCTCAAAACTTTCTAATCGATCCTGTTGCGGTAGATGTAGATAGCGCATTAGGCGTAGCCATTGATGAATTTGTGCCTACTCATGCTGTAGAACAACTACAAGAGAAGGGTGTGTACAAAAATGTTCCGTTTAATTTTGCTTATCCTGATACTGATCTTGATCCTGACCACGAACTTACCACGCAACCTACCGATAAAGTCCGTCTAACTAAGTATTACGGACTTGTTCCGCGACACTTGTTGGAAAATGACGATGATTTTGAAGAGGTTGAACAGCTAACAGACGCTGAAGAAGAGACTGACTTCTATGTTGAGGCAATTGTTGTAATAGCTAACGGTGGTACTCTGCTAAAAGCGGAGAAGAACCCGTACATGATGCAAGATCGCCCAATTGTGGCGTTTCCTTGGGACATCGTACCTTCTAGGTTCTGGGGTCGCGGTGTATGTGAGAAAGGTTACAATTCACAAAAAGCATTAGACGCAGAGTTACGCGCACGAATTGATGCTCTGGCGTTAACAGTCCACCCTATGATGGCTATGGACGCTACTCGATTACCTCGCGGAGCAAAGCCAGAGGTCAGGCCAGGCAAGATCATTTTAACTAATGGCAACCCCTCTGAAGTTTTACAACCATTTAACTTTGGGCAAGTTTCGCAAATTACTTTTGCTCAAGCAGGTGAATTACAACGAATGGTGCAGACCGCCACAGGAGCAATAGACTCCGCAGGTATCGGTGGTTCAATTAATGGAGAATCTACAGCGGCAGGTATTTCTATGTCACTGGGCGCGATTATTAAGCGTCATAAGCGAACTCTTATTAATTTCCAAGAGTGTTTTTTAATACCATTTGTTAGCAAAGCAGCTTACAGATACATGCAGTTTGAGCCTGAGTTATACCCTGTTGCTGATTATAAATTTGAAGTCACTTCCTCTCTAGGTATTATTGCTAGGGAATACGAAGTCACGCAGCTAGTACAGCTCCTGCAAACTATGTCTCCAGAATCTCCGCTTTACCCTGCATTGATTCAATCAATCATAGATAATATGAATCTTAGTAACCGTGAGCAGTTAATACAAACATTGCAAGAAGCAGGGCAACCTTCTCCTGAAGAGCAGCAAGCACAACAAGCTATGCAGCAATCGCAAATGGAATTTCAGCAATCTCAAACAAATGCACTAAATGGACAAGGTGCTGAGTCTCAAGCTAGAGCAGCCAAGATTGTTGCAGAAACTAAAGCTATTCCGGTGGAATTAGAAACAGCTCAGATTAAAGCTATTACCTCTAATCTGTCGGCAGGAACAGAAGACGATAAAGAGTTTGAGCGCAGATTAAAAATTGCTGATGCTGCTTTAAAAGAAAAACGACTTAACCTTGATGCTGCAAAGGCAATTTCTTAATGATTAGTCAGCGAGAGCTAGAAGATGTAATCGCTCAAGTTAACGTAGTCTTAGGGCAATTAGCTGAACGTATAGAATCTTTGGAGAAACAACATACCATTCTTTTGCATGACATAAAAAACTTTGTGCAAGATAAGCCACAAGCCAAACCTAGAGGTAGGCCGAAGAAGAATGGATAAAGATACCGAACAATATTATGACAACCTTGCTAGTATATTTTTAATGCAAGGTTGGAAAGATTTAATAGAAGAGCTGAGTGCCAATGCCCTTCACATTAATTCCGTTGAGCATACGAAAGACAGAGATGATCTAAACTTTCGTAAAGGCCAGTTAAATATCTTGGCCTATATACTTAACCTAGAATCTACAATAGATCGTTTACGAGAGGATAGCAGTGATGTTAGTAATCTTTGATTTTCAATGCGCTAAAGGGCATATCCATGAGGCTATGTTGGATCGCGTTTTGTTAACTGATGATTACAAGCGTAACTGTCCTGAGTGTAACGGTTTAAGTAGTAAGATAATCTCACCTGTTAAGTCAATACTTGACCCCATTTCCGGTTCCTATCCGGGGGCTACTATGAAATGGGCTAAGGATAGACAGGCGAAGATTAAACACGAACGCAAGGTAGCCGAATCCTAGTCCTTCGGGGTAGCTAAGAATTGGTCTTGTCTCCATAGGAGTTTAATAGTGGCACAACTTATTGACGAAGTGACGAACGAGGTAGATGAAACAGCACAACCAGATGCGGTCTTGGAAGAGGTAGCCGCAGCTCCGCCAGAGGATGATATTCCTGAAAATTATCAGGGAAAAACTCCAGCTGAATTGATTAAGATGCACCAAGAGGCAGAGTCTCGCATCGGTCAACAAGGGCAAGAGGTAGGGCAATTAAGAAAAGTTGTAGATGATTTCATTCTTAATCAGACCAAAGTCAACGAACCGGAACAGGCTGAAGAGATAGATTTTTTCGCTGAACCCGATAAGGCTGTTGATAGCAAAATTGCAAACCATCCAACCATTAAACAGTTGGAGCAATTAGGCAATCAAATGAAACAAAATCAGACGCTAACTGCATTACAGCAGAAGCATCCTGATATTAAAGAAATTGCTATGGACGCCAACTTTCAGAAGTGGGTAGTGAATAGCAAGATTCGTTCAGAGTTATACGAACGAGCAAACAATGCTTATGACTATGATGCGGCAGATGAGTTGTTTTCTAATTGGAAATCTACTCAAAATGTTGCAAAACAAGCCGTAGACGTTGAGCGCAAAGAGCGTAAACAAACTTTGAATGCAGCCTCAACGGGTGGAGCAAATGGTAGTGGTGAAGCTCCAAGCAGAAAAATTTATCGCAGAAGCGACATTATTGAACTAATGCGAACCAACCCGCAACGCTATCAAGCTATGTCTGATGAGATATACAAAGCGTATCAGGAGGGTCGCGTTAAAAGCTAACCTTTGAGAGATTATTATGACTGATTCAACTTATCCCAACATGGGTGGAGCGGTAACTAACACTACCGCTGCCACTTTTATTCCAGAAATCTGGAGTGACGAAATTCGCGCTGCTTATGAGAAGAACCTCATTCTCGCGAACCTAGTAAAGAAAATGAGCATGACAGGGAAGAAGGGTGACATCATCCACATTCCTGCGCCTATTCGTGGCGATGCTCATGTGAAAGCCTCAGCAACTGCTGTGACTATTCAGAACAACACAGAAGGCGAAGTGCAGGTCGCATTAGACAAGCACTACGAATACTCACGCATCATTGAAGATATTACTGAAGTGCAGGCTTTGTCTTCACTCCGTAACTTCTACACATCAGATGCGGGTTATGCCTTGTCCCGTCAGGTTGATACAGACCTGATGGATTTAGGTAAGTCTTTTGGTTCTGGCGATGGAACTCTTTGGACTAACACTGCTGCTGCATTTTTCTGTGATGCTTCAACTGGCCTCACTGCTTATGCTGATGACACTGTTACTACTGCTGACGTTTTTACTGATGCTTGTTTCCGTGATCTGATCCAGAAGCAGGACGATGCTGACGTACCTATGGATAACCGCGCTTTTGTTATCCCCCCTTCACTGCGTAATGCAATAATGGGTGTTGATCGTTATGTGTCTTCTGACTTTGTTGGTGGCGAACCTGTACAGAATGGCAAAATCGGCAATCTGTATGGTATTGATGTTTTCATCTCTACTAACTGCCCTATTACTGAGACTGCCGCGCAGAACTCAGCAGGTGGTCAGATTCGTGCAGCAATGCTTGTTCACAAAGACACTATGATCTTGGCAGAGCAAGTTGGTGTACGTTCTCAGACTCAGTACAAGCAGGAGTTCCTCGGAACACTGTATACTGCTGATACTCTGTACGGTGTTAAGACTTACCGTCCTGACAGCGGTTTTATCATGGCTGTTAACGGCTAATGGAGATGGGGGCGGGGAAACCTGCCCCTTTATCTTATGCGTAAAAAAGACTCAAGATTAACCACTCTTGGATTAAGTGGGTATAATCAACCCAAAAAAACCCCTAACCATCCTACTAAAAGCCACGTTGTATTGGCAAAAGTCGGTGATCAAATCAAGACTGTCCGATTTGGGCAGCAAGGTGTTAAGGGCGCAGGGAGCAATCCCAAGACTGCCAAAGAAAAGGCAAGGAAAAAATCCTATTATGCCAGGCATAACGCTCAAGACTCTAATCCGTCTAAACTATCAGCTCGATACTGGTCGCACAAAACCAAGTGGTAACTACAGGAATTCAACATGGCAACGATAGTCACCAAGAACAGCTCAACCGCATCAGCCGTACCCACTACGAGTGACTTGGTTCAAGGCGAACTTGCGGTCAACGTCACAGATAAACGACTTTTTACTGAGAATGCATCTACAGCAATTGTTGAGCTAGGAACCAATCCTTCTTCACTTACAACAACTACAGCCACTGTTACAGGCACATTAACAGCTAACGGCACTCTTGCATCAAGCAACGCTGTGATAACAGGCGGATCAGTTAACGGTGTTATTATTGGAGCGTCTAGCCCTCTTGCGATTACAGGCTCACTAATTACAGCAAATACTGGTTTTGCAGGTGGTTTAACTGGAGATGTAACGGGCAATGTTACAGGTAATTTAACCGGAAATGTAACCGGAAATGTAACAGGAGATTTGACTGGTAATGTAACTGCAACTTCTGGCACAACTACACTAAACAACCTAGCCCTTACAGGCACTGTAGACTTTAATGCAGCACGTCTTACTGACATAGGTACGCCTACTGCTGCAACAGACGCTGTAACAAAAGCTTATGCAGATGGCTTAATAACTGCTTTAGTTGATGGCGCACCTGCTGCCCTAGACACTCTAAATGAATTAGCTGCCGCATTAGATGATGACGCAGCTTTCCACACAACAGTAACCAACAGCATTGCTGCCAAGCTACCTCTTGCGGGTGGAACAATGACAGGTGAACTGTCGTTAGGTGCTAACAAGATTGTTAGTGTAGCTGATCCTACTCTAGCTCAAGACGTAGCGACTAAAGCCTACGTTGATGCAGCAGACACCACAGGACTCCCACTCGCGGGTGGTACGATGTCCGGTGCTATTGCAATGGGTACTAACAAGATCACAGGAATGGGTGATCCTACTGCCGCACAAGACGCAGCAACTAAAGCCTATACAGATTCTATCTTAGGCTCTGCTACGTCAGCAGCTACATCAGCCTCAGCAGCAGCTACGTCAGCTAGTAACGCTTCTACTTCTGCTAGTGGCGCAGCTACTTCTGCTACAAACGCAGGTAACTCAGAGACGGCAGCGGCAAGTTCGGCTAGTTCAGCAGCTTCATTATACGATCAATTTGATGACCGTTATCTCGGTAGTAAGTCATCTAACCCAACTGTTGATAATGACGGCAACGCTCTTTTAACAGGTGCTTTGTACTACAACACCACCGTACCTGAAATGAGAGTTTATACAAGCAGTGCTTGGCAGCAAGTTGCTCCGGTCACAACAAACAACTACAACATCAATAACGCTGACGGCGGTTTTGCCAACAGTACCTATACTGCCCCACAAACCATCAATGGAGGTACAGCTTAATGGCTGATCTAATACAAATTAGGCGCGACACTGCCTCTAACTGGACTTCTGCTAATCCTATATTGGCTCAGGGTGAGTTAGGCGCAGAAACAGACACAAGTAAAATTAAAATCGGTGACGGCTCTACAGCTTGGTCTAGTCTTGCGTACTTGATTGATGCAGGTGACTACCTCACAGCTACAAGCACTAACACGCTAACCAACAAGACCATCCGCGACACTGTCTACGCTCTGTCAGGCACAGCCTTTGACGCTACCAACGGCGCAGTACAGACCAAGACTCTTACGGCTAACACGACCTTCACAGACTCTTTAAGCTCTGGTGACGCAATCGTCCTACAGCTCGAAGCAGGTGCTAGCTACACAGTAACGTGGCCTACGATGACTTGGGTAACTTCTGGCGGCAATGTCGCTCCTACGCTGACTGCTAAGGACACACTGGTGTTCTGGAAAGTCTCATCCGTACTCTACGGCGCTTACACTGGCAGCTACGTTTAGGAGTAACGCATGAGCAAATTAACTAAAGCTCTAACAGCGGCTGCGGGTAATGCAGGCGAAGCTCTGTACGTTGAGGATGTCTTCTCGACTTATTTGTATGAAGGCGCATCTGCATCTAAAACAATAACCAATGATATTGATCTGTCCGGTGAAGGTGGATTAATTTGGACTAAAAGAAGAGACGGCACTGCTAGAACGCATATATTAGTAGATACTGAGCGTGGAGCAGGAAAAGTATTAAATACTGATGGAGCATACGCCGAATATACAATGACCAATATGCCATCATCTTTTAACAGTGATGGTTACGCTATTGGTACTACTGATGCAGGTGTAAATGATAGCTCTTATAACTACGCCTCTTGGACATTCCGCAAGGCTGAGAAGTTCTTTGATGTTGTGACTTATACTGGGAATGGTACAGCGGGTAGAACTGTGGCGCATAATCTTGGTAGTGTCCCTGCTGTTATGATTGTTAAGTCAACGACTAACGGCGCATATAACTGGATGGTTTATCATCAAAGTTTAGGCAACACCAATTATCTTAGGCTAAATGAAACTACTCAAACACTAGCTACCGCAGGTGCTTGGAATAATACAACTCCAACTGATTCTGAATTTACACTTGGAGGTAGTAGTGTCACAAACGGCAATGGAGAATCTTTTGTCGCCTACCTATTCGCCTCAGACGCAGGAGGCTTTGGAGACGATGGCAGCGAGAATATTATTAAGTGTGGGAGTTATACGGGTAACGGCTCTACTGATGGGCCTGAGATTGACTGCGGATTTGAGCCTCAGTGGCTGTTGATTAAAGTTGCTTCAGGAACTACAGACAATTGGGCAATCTTTGACACAATGAGAGGAATAGTCACGGGAGGAGATGATAAAAGATTGTTTGCAAACCTAAGTAATGCTGAGCTTACAGGTGATTATATTGAAGTAAACGCTACTGGTTTTAAGCCTACTCTCGGGGCAGATTTAGTCAACCGCAACACTTCAGATTACATCTACATAGCCATACGCCGCCCAATGAAGACTCCTGAGTCTGGGACTGAAATTTATCAAGCAGGAACAAGACAAAGTACATCTCCGGGTTTTGTGTCAGATTTCCCTGTTGATATGTTTATGCGAAGGTATTTAAGTGGGGCAGGTTACCCTGATATCGGTTCAAGACTTCAGGGTGCTAGAGCAATGCAAACGTCTGAAACTTTTGCAGAAGGCCCTGATTCAGGTTCTACTTTTGATTACATGAATGGCTACTATACAAGCAGCAGTTCAGATACAAATCATTTTTCATGGCTGTTCAAACGCGCCACAGGCTTCTTTGATGTGGTGGCTTATACTGGTAATGGTGCTTCAAGTCAGGCAATGGCTCATAATCTTACAGTTGCTCCAGAATTTATAATAGTTAAAAGAAGAGACGGAAGCAGTGATTGGATTTGCCAAGTACCCTATACGTCTTCACCGCAAGACTACATGATAAAGCTGAATACGAATGAAGCCGCAGTAAATTTTGATGACGCTTGGCGTGATACTGCTCCAACAGCTACTAATTTTACCGTAGGTAGTTGGAGCTATGTAAACACAAATGGCGGGACATACATAGCCTACCTGTTCGCCACACTAGCAGGAGTAAGCAAAGTAGGCAGTTACACAGGCACAGGCTCTGACTTAAACGTAGACTGCGGATTCTCGGCAGGTGCTAGATTCATTCTTATCAAGCGTACAGACTCTACTGGCGATTGGTACGTTTACGACAGCGAGAGAGGTATAGTCGCAGGTAACGACCCGTACTTGCTCTTGAACTCCACAGCCGCTGAAGTTACATCTACAGACTACATTGACCCACTATCTAGTGGCTTTACAGTAACATCATCTGCTCCTGCTGCGCTTAACGCCAGTGGCGGGACTTACATCTTCCTTGCCATTTCATGATATACTATCTAGCTATAACCTAACAGGAGATAGCTATGATTGACACAAAGGACGCAAGAAAGAA